CTAATAGTTGCATTATTTGATCTAACTACTAAATTACATTTTTTATCAGTATATTGAGTTGTAGATCCTTTTGATAATGTACCTTTTAATTCAGCTAGAGATTGTTTTTCTTTTAGTATATTATCTCTATTTTGCTCATATAAACCTTTTTTAGTTTCTAAAGCAGTAACTTGTTGAGTTACAGCACCGTCTTTATTTGCTGTTTCCTGATATGCTGATGATAGGAAACCATAAATACCCATTGATGTAATTAAAATTAATACAGTACAAGCTATTGTAAGATAAACTTTTAATGTATTGTTTAATTTATCCCAATATTGGTATAATAAGGATGCTATTACTAATTTGGCTACCTCAAGTGAGGAAGCCATAATAATTACCTCTAAACTTGCACCAGCAAACAGTTTGCTAAGGCCACTAACTGAATAGAAAGCAGCCGAAGCGGAAACTGATAATGCAGAAAGTGCTATTATAAACGGAAATATTCTTTCTTTAATTTTTTCAAACATTTTTTTATATTTAAATTATCTCACATGCACCACCAGCACAAGCTGCTTGGTCCATTAGAGCTGTATTATCACTCATCTCAATTACTTTTGATAAATCTATTTGGTTTAATGATTTTACGGCCTCGTTAAATTGTTCTTCAGTAATTGTTTCAAAAGGAGCTTGTTTGTAAGTACCTAAATCTTCAGGTAAGAATGATAATGCTGTAAAGTATTCTTTATTTTCATACAACCACTCTCCAACTGCAGGCCATTCATCTTGTTTGATAGTTACTGTAGCTGATACGTTATGCATGTTAGCACCTTTTCTATGACCTGGTTTAATCCAGTTTTTGTTGATTGTTTTAATACGCTCTAACAAATCCATAGCGGATTCACTACGAGTAATAGAACCTTCTGGAGCACGTTGAGGAACAGAAACAATTGATTGAAGATTTGGTTTAAAGAAATCATCTTCTAACATTTCAGGGTGATTAATAGATAAATAAGTATACAAAGCTTCATTTTTACCTAAACGGATTCTACGGAAATAGAAATCATCGTGCCAAGCGTGGATACCTGAGCTAGTACCTAATACTAAACTTGTAGTACCTGAAGGTTTAACTGTAGTAACACGAGCTGCTTTATTAATACCTAAAATAGCGGCTACTCTAGCATTTTCTTCAACAGCTATTTTAGCTGCTTCTTTCATATTTAATTTAAATACAGCTCCTGAAGCAATACCTGTCATTCCAATACCTAATAATGCTTCTTTTTCAGTTGTTTTTTTCCAAACATCTCTTAAGTAATGAAAATCAGTATATGAAGCTTGTAGTGTACCAATAAATGATGCTGCTTTAGCTCTTGCATTATATTCTTCTTGTGTTTCAATATCCGAAGCATTGATTTCACATAAGTTACAGAATTGATTAGCTTTTAAGTTAATCTCAGCACAAGGATTTGTTCCAGCATCTTTATCGTTTGTAAATAAAAATCCAGGTTCACCACTATTAGATGCCTCAATTTTTTCCCACAATCCCATAAATGTTTCTTTATCAATTTTATTACGAAGTAATACTGCTGAGTTGTTAGCACGGCCACGTTGTGGATTATTTTCCCACCAATCACCAAACTTACAAGTTAACATTTCTTCATCATGTAAATTGAATAAAGCAATTAAAGCTGCTCTACGAATACCACCTGATAATACAGCGTCCGCTAAGTGACAAATAATATCATGACATTCAACTGTTGTTAATTTTTCACCATCTTGTTTACGATCTAAAATCGCTTGCATATGAATTAAAGCAATTTTCAATGGTTCAGGACCTGGTGCTTTACCACCAACTGTAATCAATGAAGCACCTTTAGCTCTAATGTCTCTAAAATCAAATATTGGAGCTGTAGATGTTTGTCCAAAATATGCTTTTGTTAACATACGAACTGCATCAGCCCATCCTTCAATAGAATCACCTACTAAATAACGTTTTGATTTTAATGGTTTTCTAATTTCAGGTAAGTTTTCTACGTGGTGTGTTTGAACTGAATATCCAACTCCACAACCTGAAAGTAATAGAAACATAATTTCTGAGAATGCTCTGTAATCATCAATTGGTAAATAAGAACAATTAAAAATACGAGAGTTGTTTATTTCAATTGGTTTACCTGCAAATTGCATCGAACGCATTGAAGGTAATACTTTTTTGTCATAAACAAATTTGTAAGCTGATTCAATTTCTTCAGCTAAATGAGGGAATTTTTTTAAGTGCATTTCTTTGTTACGAGTTACTAATTCGTCCCATGTTTCTCTTCTGTTTTTTTCAGGAGAAAATTTAGCGTACTTAAGGTGAGTGGTAATCTCAGATAAAATTTGTGATTCTATTTTTAACATTGTTTTTTAATTTGTTTTAGTTGTTTAATTGGAAAAATTTGTTTCTTAGATCCTTTTTACCCATAGAATCAATTGTACTAAAGGTAGGTTGTGAAGTACTTGCTGAAGTAGTTCCTTCATCTTCATCATCCTCCATACGTTCCGAAACCTCGAAATGACCAGTAGATGTATCTGCCTTCACATTGAAGCTCATCCCATCCATACCATATCTATTTTTCATAATGTGAAATCTACCTGTTCCGTTTACTTTGTCTTGACGTTTTCTTGATAAGGATATAGCAACATCAGTGACCATCATTTTATCGTATGATCCTGCCGCTTTATCGCCTTCAATAATATCGTCTTTTGCACCTGCGCGATTTACTTGAGATACAGACCAAACTGGTAGTTGTAATTCTCTAGCTAATGCTTTTGTGCTTATATAAATATCATCTATTTCGTCCTTACGCTCACGATTCGTTCTTTTAGAGCGAAGAAGATCTACATAGTCAATAATAATCAAATCTGGTTTAAAATCTTGATCAATACATTTTTTAATATGTGCTTCAATAGTAGACATTGATGCTTTTCCAGGAGAATATTCTTTAATAATTAATTGTCCTTGTAATTCTGAAATAACTTCTTCTACTTTAGATCTATATTTTTGTTCTGTAATTCTATTTACTGGAATATTAGTGAAATAAGCATCGTAACGACGACCTACATAATCTTCACCTAATTCAAGTGTATAGTGTAACACATTGTACCCCATTTTAACAGCATAACCACCTAAAGCGATTAATGTCCAAGATTTACCACCTCCAGGATTACCAAATATTAATCCAAAATCACCATTACCTAAACCACCTTGCAATAGTTTACTAAATGGTTCCCAAGGACAAGGTACTACAACTCTATGATCTTCTCTATAACGAGATTCAACTTCTTTATTGTACTCGTGTCCAACATTTTTGTCTTGACCCGATTTTAAAGCGTTATCAATTAATGAACGAATTGAATCATAATCTCCTGCGTTCAAAAAATCTACGCTCGTTAACAACGATCGTTTAAGTTGTTGGTTTTTGCAAAAATTAGAAAATTCTTCTTCAACATATTTAAGATCTTCACCAGAAGATTTATATGCTTCACGTAGTTGTTCTTTAATAGATACTTGAAGTACTTCGTTATCTATTTTCTTCAATTCTACTTTCAACACATCCATTGTAGGTGTTGTGTGGTATTTTGAATAATATTTTAAAATTTCTTTGATAACCCACTTATGAGCATTGTTGTCAAAGTAGTCTTCACTCAATACATCGTGAATATTCAATAAAAACTCTTTGTGAGTTAATAATGAAGATAAAACCTTGATCTGGAATCCTGTTCCGTAGGCGTTCAAATTACTTAATGTCATATAACTTATTTATTTAAAACTGTTTAGTACTTTAAAGGTATCTTTAATCCAAAATTCTACATTCTTGATTAAATGACCTAATCCATCATCGTGGTAAAATCGTAAAAAAGCTTCACTATTCAAAGCTAAGTTATCAGAATCTGCAAAAGCTTCTAAAAATTCTTTATCGCCATCATCTAATAATGGTTTTTTCAGATTCATAATTCTGTAGTTTTGTTCTAATCGCTCTCTTTCAAAAGCAATACGAGCATAAATAACATGTTCCTTATGTTTTTCTTCTGAGATTCTAAAGATATCATCTAATGTTAACACTTCAACGGCTAATTCAGGAAATTTCTTTAATAAACCTTTTTCACCTAATCCTTTTACACCTGCTACTTTATCTGAGTTATCCCCAAGTAGCATTTTGTATAGGATAAAATTATCTGCTAATACACCAAATTTTTCTTTAACTGTATCTTTAGTATAGTATTCTTTTTCGATTGGACGATATACAATAACGTCGTCATTTACCAGTTGTATAAAGTCTTTATCCGATGAAACAATAAAGACCTTGGAACCATGCGCCTTTGGAAGAATATCGCTATAATACGCTATAATATCGTCTGCTTCAGCTTTGTCAATTGCGACAGTCTTAACAGGTAAACATTTTAGGTAATGAGCAATACGAACGATTTGGCTAATTTTAGCATCATCTTCGTCTTCTAAATCTTCAAATACTTCCCAGTTTGTAATTCGGGTCAAATTACGACCCGATTTATATTCGGGGAGAAGGTTCTTCCTGTTTGTGGAAGAACCAATTCCGTCGAATACTACAAAAACTGATGTTGGTTGGATTTGTTGAATTAATGATCCTAATGAACGCATAAAACCACCTAAACCTCCGACATGCGCGCCTTGAGAATTTACAATATTCATCATTGCAAAGTTCCTAAAAAATAGATTTAAACCATCTATCAAAAGTACTCGGTCATACTTTTTAGCGGATACGGTGTCATTCTCCTCAACTACACTGTCAAGAAGTTTAAATAATTCGTTCTTTTTCATATTAATCCGGTTCCTGTGTAAAGATATTTTCTGATTCAAATGAATCATTTTCTTCAAAGATATCAAAATCCATACCTCCAAGTACTTTCATCCATTCAGACGCGTGTGCATCTTTATATGTTTTAAGTTCCTTGTCTGTATCGTTAATGAATCCATGAGGTGTCATAATAATCTTACCTCTTGACTGAACACCATTAATGTGGTTTTTATCAATCTGGATGTTTGTTCGTTTAGCAAATTCAACTTGCTTACCATCTTTAATCGCTTTGATTTTAGATGTACCAGCGTTTGAAATATTACCAAATGTTACTACAAATGTAGCATCAAACCACATAGCAAATCCACCTTTGTTCATCAACTTTGGTTGACCCATAGGTACTTCTGCTTTTGCTGTCCAAACTTTATTAACACACACCAATGTATTAGTGTAAGGTGAAGACTCTTTACGTGACAGTGTCATTTTTTGGTTAACGTTGTTACCAAATTGTGTGCTCATTGCACCTGCATTCCACTCATTATTGTTCTTATTTGAACGAACTGATAATTCACAAGGTACCGAACCGATTGAATCCCATAGGAACAATAAATCGTAAGGTAAATTGCCTTTTTTCTGTTCATCTAATAAATCAAGAATAAAAGCAGCTACATCTTCAATAGTGTGTAATGTTTCACGGTCAACATAGATAAAATTACCTTCGTAATTCAGGACTTCACCTGTTGTTTCATCTACAATTTCGTTTACTTGCAAACCCATTTGAGTAGCATGCTCCCAATTCCATTTCATCTCAGTAATAATGAACACAGGTAGAACTTTCATTTTTTGAGCAGACACTGCTGCCTCAATCATTGCCGTTGTTTTACCTGTGTCACTATGACCTCGAAGTAGAACAATATGGCCCATAGGAATACCTGGTACTGAGGTTACTTCCTGGAAAGCAGGACTAAGAGGGATCCACCTTTGCTCTTTAAATTTCACATTTGAATTGAGCATTTTCTTCTCTTTAAACTTGGTCAAATCAAAGTTTGATCTAAGTTCTGAGGATAGAGCCGCCGTTAGCGATTCGCTTTTTTTAGTTTTAGCCATAATGTTTTTTAGTTTAGAAAGGTGAACCGTCAGTATCGTCTTCGTCTTCGAATAATGCATCAAATTTATCTGCTTTGCTTACTTGAGCAGCTGCAGGTGTTTTGATTGAATAAGCTTTACCAACTGTTGGTGATACTTCTTCTTCTTTTTCATCATCGATGATTGAACCTTCTTCTGGTTCCTCTGGAGTTAACCATTCTTGTAAAGCAGCTTTCATGTCTTCAAACGAATAACGTTTAAACACTTCCATTGGGTTAGGTTGGTTTTCTAACAACGCATTAACTTCATCTTTGCTTGCTGCTAAAGGTGTTTCCTTTACTTTAGGCATAATTGTAGTTTTGTTGTAATTAGTACCAGTTACTTCAGGACCTACAGTCGTTAAAGTAATGTCGCGTCCGGTTGATACATCTGTAAAATCTCCAACGTCCTCGTTATCTGCAAGGTTCAAGAAATCCATGTACAATTCTTTACCAAACTGCCATAATTTAACACCTTCAGATTCTTCACCGCGAACGATTACAGGAACGAAGATACGCATTTTTGGCTCAACTTTTTTAGCTAATCTCCAGTTTTCTTTGTCTGAGGTTTGGCGAAGTTGTTTAGCGAATTCTACAATTGGATCTTTTTCACCCCAGTTAATAGGAGAGACCATTGTGTTTTTACCGATACCATAGTGAAAATACATTTCGGTGAATGGGTTGAGCTTATTGTACTTAGAAGGTACAACACGAACAATTTGTTTGCCAACAGATGGCTTCCAAAACACTGATTTCTTTTCACCCGATTTACCGGACGATTTGGACTGCATTGCTGACAGTCGGTTTTTCATTTCATTTAAATCCATAACTTTATTAATTTTTGTTTGTAACGTTAATATAATAACTATTTTTTAATAATCCAAGTTAAAGTGAGCTCTTTTTCAAGAGCTCTTTACTTTATATATTATTTAGATTCACCTAATTCATCAGGATTACTAAAGAAATACATACTCATATCTTCACGCATAGCATCTTCTAATTCTTTATCAGACATTAATTCAACATCCTCAAGATATTGTTCAAATTCACCCCAACCTTCATCATCTTTAATAAATTGTTTAGCATTTACACTACCCCTTTTATCAAATTGTTTTAGATATTCAAATGCTTTTTTTTTATCAATTACATAAAAATCTCCATATTCATCACTTTCTTCTTCATCTTTAACAACATATTGATTTTTAACTTTACCTTCATCTAATTTAGATTCATCTAATCCATCATCATAATCAAGTGAATATTTTCCCTCTCCCTCTCTGTTTGCTAATCCCATATTTACAAGTTTATCAATAAATATTTTTGTTAGTTTTTTAGGAAGAAGCATAAGATTTGAATGAACTTGATCAATATCTTCCTGAGATTTAGCCTTTTTTAAAGCACTAACAATCATATTAAATTGTTTTTGCATATTTGGGCTTAAATAAGCTTCATCCTCATTTAATTTAGATTCACCTATTTTATTATCAATTAAATCTAATAAATTTTTAATTTTTTCATCTTCTGATTGGGGGATATCAAATCCTAATCTCCATGCATAAAGATTATTTAATTCTTCATTTGTTAAAGATTTAATAAAGGATAAAGCTTCTTTAGTAGAAGATATATTTTCCCATTCTTTAACTTTTGGATTAAGTTTCCATAAAATATTTGCTAAAGGAGCAGATACTATTCCTTCATTTAATTTAGATTGTGTAGTGATTTTGTTTTCTACTAGCCATTTGCTAGCGTCAAAGTTGTCTGCTTTTTTCATTTTAATTTATTTTATTATAAATATTTAAAGTTCAATTATCTTGAATACTTTTGTATTCAATTGTTTAATATCACCATTTTGTGTAAGTAATATACAATTTTTATAGTGTTGCCAGTTAACCCTATATGATACATCAACTACCCCACCGTTTAATTTTTTAATTAAATCGTTTAAAGCGTTAATTGTATATAGAGTGTTGGTTTCTTTCTTTCTATGTACTAAAATGGTGTTAACGGGAATATTTTCCACGTTGCCTTGATCCACGTTGTATGTAATTACGTATTCGTTTGTACTCTTTACAAAAAGCACAAACATCTTATTATACATGATACTGTATGCTTTCGAAATATCCTCAATAAGGAAATCTAATGCCTCTTCTGTAACGAATGTACAAAATAACTTATTATTCAAATCTGTATTATTTAGTTGGGTTGTCTCCCAATACATATTCCTATTCTTATTGAAAATCGTAGCTTGTTCCATAACCTATTTTTATCTGTAACCGTTTATTTTTAAATATTTCTTTTATTTTATCTATTAAATTTTCACTCTCATCGTAATCGAACAAAAAACTATCATAAGTATATAATACCAATTTAGTGTTTTTCCCTCTTAACAATTTGTGTATCTCCATTAATATACAAACGTTGGTTGACGTCTCCACGTTTTGTAACATATAATTAAAAAGCTTTTGTGGATTCATGTTTTCCAGCTCACTCGCTTTAAACACATAATTAGACCCCGGAACTACAACTTCACCTAGATCCGTATATTCAGTCCATTTTTGATTAATGAATTTTGTTACTTTTTGAAAAAATTCGAGGTGCGCATACTCTTTAAAAACGCCTCCATATAGTTGTTTGAACGTAAGCTCTTTGGCTTCTTTGTAGCTTGTGCCATATAGGTCCGCGAATGCTTGGTGGACATCCACATCGCCAAAATCATAGGAAACCAAACGACTAGCGAGATGAGGATGATATGCACTAATATCGAGCTCCACAAACCCATGACTCGATATGAAGCTCCCCCTTGCGCCATTATCCTTGTTTAGTGCTGCAAAATTAAT